TTCTCTTTTAACATCGATAAATTGTTTAACGGGGTTATAATTATTAAAGTAATCCCAAGTACCAAGTTTGTTTATAAAAGCAAACCTTACTTTCTCTCTATTAACTTCGTCAGATGCTTCATATCTATAACTTTGTAAACCAATAGAACTACTAACATTTACTTCTACATAAGACCAATTGTTTAAAGAAGCAGATATAGGAACACTACTAAAAGTATTTGTAACGGAATAAGATTGACTGTCTAACAATCTACTACCAGTTGTTAAGTACTTATAAAAGCTTTGACTTACATAACTAACGCCATTGTTGTATATTCCTATAGTACCATAATCATTGTTTTCCATTGACATAGTAGCTGGCATATTACTAAGTACTGCATAAGAACTAGATTGCCAATTATAACTTATACCGTTATTTGGTTGAACTACACCTCTAAATACTTCTGTATTGGTTTGTTGTACGTCGTCTACTATTACTGCACTAGAAGATATTGACGTAGCGTACGTTTCACCAAACTTTAACGTAAATACTTTACTACTATTCTCAAACGGTGTTAGAGACGATATTTTCCAACTATTGTCTTGACTTAATTCTCCTTGTATTATTCTAGCAGGATCAAAATTAGCTACACCGGCAGGGTTAATAGTTTGAAAAGATCTCTTTATAAGACTANTACTACCAGATTCNAANACATCCATCATATACTGAAATTGAGGCTTNGCAGTATTGGTACTACCGCTTACAGTATACATTAGTCTTGTATAAGCAGCATTAGGTGTAGTTGGTTTCTGTGTTATAGTATACGCCATTATCTTGGTTCTCTTAAATTACTAAATTGGTATCTTACCGTATATTGGTAATTTTTATTTCTTGCTGTATCGTTAAGTATAGTTTCTCTTGAGTTAAGTATATTGATCGGTATCATATTGCTACCACTTTGTGTAAATACTTCACTAGATTGAAACATTTCTCTTAACCATTGTGAGTCTTCTGAGGTAATACTATCGGTAGTAAACTCAAATTCATCTGTATATTCTGTATAGTATTGTTCCTCTCCTCTATTGGCAGAGTCATAAGTTGCTATTCTATCGTTTAGGTCTACAAAAGATTGTTCGTATGTTTTTCTATCTATGTTAGTTACTCTTCTTAATGCAGTATTGCAAGTATAGTAATCAAAGAATCCAAACTTATTTACAAACGCTATTCTATGTCTATCGTTTCTACAATCGTTATTAACTTCATATCTTATAGAGCTCCCCGTAACATCTAAAGTTATAGCGTCGCTATTAGTATAATTACTAACATTAAGAGGACTTATAGGTACTGCAGAAAACTTACCTGCAGAGACATAATTCTTAGTAGCCGTTAAACTTCCTGTTTGATAATATTTTACTGTTGCATTAGTATCGTATACTGTTGCTGTTAAATAATTATCGGTATCAAAAGATTGAGTTACAGGACTATTAGTTAAAATCGGCTGTGAGGTCCAATTAAATCCATTACTAGTCTGTGATGGATATACTGCACCTTTAAATGCTTGTATAGAGGCTGATGCTTGATTAGTAAAGACGTTTACTGAACTACTATAACTAGTACCGAACTCTTCACCAAATTTTATTTCAAACTCTTTACTAGAAGTAGTTATCTCTTGTACGTCAGATATCTTCCAGTTATAGTCATAGCCTAAGTAATCTTTTATAGGTCTTTGTAAAGCTATATTACAGGTACCGGAACCATTGGCAGGATACTTAAATCTAGATAACTTATCAGTCGACCCGCTATAGTAAAGATCAGCAATATATCTAAATTGATACTGCGGTATATTAGAACTACTAATACAGTATATAAGCTGTGTACCTGTTACGTTAGGTGTAGTCGGTTGTTGTAATACTGTTATTGCCATTATCCTTGTATCTTAGCTCCTTTAAATGTATTAGTAAACTCTAATGCTACATCTTCTGCTGTTGCTTCTGCTATCATATCAAATCCTTCTCTATTCATTACATCTAGTACAGATGGTTTTACAAATGGTTTAGGTTTTAATCCTATTCTTCTTATTACGTATCTAGCAGCAAAAGGTAGATTACCTCCAATTATTTTATGCTGGGCTTTAAACTGACCTGGAGCATATAGAGAGTTGTTATTAGCTCTTACTCTATTCTTCCACTTACCTTCACTTATTCCTTTAACTCCACTATCTTGAAAGTAACCGTAATCGACCATTTGAGACCTTATCTCAAAGCCTTTAGTTTCATTACCTGTTACCTTTTCTTTTATAGAACGTTTTAGTCTACCGGTACCTTTAGAAAATAGAGATCCAACCATCTCTTTCTTTTTCCTAGATATTAGTCTGGCTAATTTCTTTAACGTGTCTTGTAACATATTATGGATATTCTGGAAATACGCAATAGTTAAGATTAAATGGTGTTACTATGTCTATATTAGCAACCCATCCGAATACTCTATTCTGAAAGCCTTCGTTAACAGGAGAACAATCGTTAAGTAACATTTCGTAGTTCTGTTGTATATCAGTAGGTCCGTAGTTAAAGTAAGACATAATATCATATACGTATCCTTCAGTATCAGACATTAACTCTAAATGACTTTGTGATTTATTCTTTGGCTGGTCTAAACTATACATTTCGAAAGATAATGTTCTAGTTCTATCTACATAAAACGAATTCATTGGTCTAAGAAATATATAAGGAAACTTTCTATTTACGGCTGATGCATCTAAGAAGTCTATAGTACCGGTTTCAAACGATGCTATGGCTAAATGTGCATCACATCTTGACTGTACTAATTCTACTATTTCTTCGTAACGTACATTACGTGTAATTCTATTAACGCTCATTCTTTACTTTTTTAACTCTTTCTAGCGGTATCATTAACATACCTGCTATCTGGTTTAGATTATAAGCTCCTACATCTAGTAGTCTTCTTATACTCTTATCTTTATCTATCTCCTCTTGAGTAGCCTTACGGTCTATCATAGAGTCTTTTACTATAGTCCTAAAACCTTTACCTAACGGCATACGTTTTATTTCTTCTTTAGTATTTAAGTCTTTGTTGTTGGAGGCTTTTTTTCCTCGCTTGTTCGATTTCTTCGCCATAATCTTTTTCTATTTCTAAAAATGTTAAACAAAATAAGAGATTCAAATCTGTTATTGACTTGTCTCCTGTGATCGATAGTATATTGGTTTTAGCGAGTTGGTAAATGGTTCCAAACCATCCCCAGTGTTCACCAAAGGATTTACGAGAATCCTCTTGTTCATCTCCTCCATCTCCATCTTCGTTATCTGCTTTTTCAAATACGCTATACGATTCAAATATAGGTTTGCGCTGCTCAAAAAAAAACCTAAACCTCCTAAGAACAAATGCACAGGAAAGTCTTTAAACTCTTCTTCTACCCTTCGACGTTTATCACTGTCGTATTTTTCTACGTCATACCAATCAAAGACATTCTCTACTTTATTTATAGCAGTACGTATGCCTTGCTTTAATCCAAACATTATACTTTCGAATCTATGCTTCTTAATAGGTCTATATAGTATAGCAGCTACCTTATGCATAGAGTTCTCCATATCTGCAGAATAGGTTTCTAGATCAATATACTCTCCTAAGGAACATTTCTTTATACTAGAGTAACCGTATAGTTGTCCTTTCCATTCTATAATAGGATGAAATAGTTCTTTATGGTCTGCTATATCTGCGTATATGTTACTTACTCTGGTTAGACTCTCTACGTCCCATTGTCTTACTGATGCTAAACTCTCTCCGGTTAGTACCGATACTGCATGAACTAATTTTCCGAACTTAGATTGTCCTTTGTAAGCATTCATATCGCAATACTTTTGTATGCTAAGATATTCAGGAACTTCTAGTTTTAATCTTACAGTCTCATTCATCTTTAATAAATATTAAGTTTTACAGCAAAAGTGCCATTAGCGAGGCCTACCAAATTCAGGATTTACTTTTCTTATAGGTCTTATAGTAATAGGCTTACGTTCCATAAATTGTACTCTACTATAGTTCGCGAGCATTAACGAATCTAT